CCCCCCGCCTGGGCAATTGGTACGTAATTACCCTCTGTGGGTAAAATAATGCTTGACACGGAGCGTCATTCATGGTATAATCCCGATTTGTAAATGGATGGGACCGAGCAGAAGCCCCTTGACCGGGCCCGGCTCAGGTTGCAGACGACGGCGCGGCGGGCCCGGTCGCGGGAGATGAAGGACATTCTGGCCGCCAAGCGAGCCGAGATCGTGCGGCTCCGGGCGGAACGCAAGCTCCGCTTCAACCGCCCCGAGGTCCGTCACGCGATTGCCGTTCAGGACGCCATGGGCATGACCACCATGCAGATCGCGCAAAGCCTGCAGATCACCCGGACCCAGGTCCAGCTCGTCCGGGCCAACCCGGATATCCAGCAACTCACCCAGGAGTTGCGCCAGGCCGTCCGGCTCGTCCAGCAGCAATCCGTGATGGCCCAGACCCAGCAGGCGTGGACCCGGGCCAGCGAGGCCCTCACCGCCGCCGATGCCCGCTCGTATGACGCCTACATGCGGGGCCTGGCCGCGATGGAGAAGATCTCCGCGTCCGCCGCCGGCGAGCACAAGCCCGCCTCCATCCAGATCGCCAACGTCAACGCCCCCACGCTGGACGGCAAGGCCGCCCTGGCCGGGGTGCTCTCGGACATCTTCGGCACGGGCGTCGTTCTCGACGCCGAGGCCCATGAGACTGGATCAGGATCTCCTCAGTAGCCGCCTCGCCGACGCCCTCGAAGACCTCGACGTGGACGATGGCGAGTGGATCGCCGACCAGCTCGTGCCCGTCATCCTGGCCCATCTCACCGAGGAAGCCGACGTGATCGAGGATCCGCTCTACGGCGACGACGAGCCCGTGGACGACGACGAGGAGGTCTGATCGACTGGCCACCCCCGTTGACCACATCCTCGCCCTGCCCCCCGAGGCGCAGGCCGCCGCCCTCGACAAGCTCCGCCGCCTCGATGACAGCACCTCGGCACAGATCGCCACCGCCCTCGTCACCGAGCTGCTGACCCGCTGCCGCCAGGACGGCGTGTTCTGGCTGCGGTTCGTCAAGACCCGCGACGAGGCCGATCTCGAAAGCGTCAAGCCGTTCCCCCGGCACGACCCGGCCCGCTGCGCCCCCGAGGGCGCCCCGGAGTTCGTGTGCTTCGGCTGCAAGCTGGCCGCGCTCTGGCGCGTGCTCGACCAGGAGCCCAAGGTCGCCATTCCGAAGTCGCGTCAGACGATGATGTCCTGGCTCATGTGCGCGTTCTGCGTCTGGTACGCCCGCTTCCACGAGCACAAGGCGGTCTACTGGCAGACGCAAAAGGACGCTGACGCCAACGCCATGGTCTGCCTGCCCGGCGGGAGCGCCTCGACGGGGGCCACCGCCCGGATGCAGTTCATCGAGCGCACCCTCCCCGAGTGGATGCGGCTGCCCGTCAAGGAAGCCGAGGGCCTGCTGGCGTATCCCAACGGGTCCATCATCCAGGCCCTCGCCGGGGGCAAGGACCAGATCCGCGGCAAGACGCCCTCGCTGATCGTCGAGGACGAGTTCGCCTTTCAGCCCGAGGGGCGCGGCGTCTGGACCAGCGTGGGCCCCACGCTCCGCAAAGCCTGCAAGTTCATCGCGGTGAGCACCCCCAACGGCACGGACAACATCTTCGCGGAACTCGTCCACGGCTACCCCATGGAGCTGACCAGCGGTGTCTGACCCCTATCGTGACGACGAGATCATGTTCGCGGTCCCGACCCGGGGCCTCGTGGACTGGAACCTCGTCAACCGGATGCTGGAACTGCAGGAGCGCCACCCGGCGGTCACCTACTGGACGCAGGCCGGTCGCCTGTCCGTCTCGGACTGCCGGCACCGGATCGTCACCCGCTTCCTCGCCACCGACCGGCGCCTGCTCATCATGTGCGACGACGACGTGATCCCGCGCCTGGCGCTGTTCGACCGGATGCGCGAGAGCCCCTATCCCATCACCGGGGCCACCTACCTCATCGTGCGCCACGAGTTCACCCTGCCGTTCCCGGCCGTGTTCCGCCTGGATGTGGCGCACCATCGCTACGCCCCCCTCGACCACGTCTTCGGCCGCGCGGGGCGCGTGCCCTGCGATGCCGTGGGAACCGGCTGCATCGCCATCCGCCGCGAGGTGCTGGAGACGCTGCGCAAGACCGACGAGGCCCCGTTCGCCATGCACTGGGACGCCGATGGCGTCATGCGGACCTCGGACGATCTGGCCTTCTGCGGGCGCGCCCGCGCTGCCGGCTTTGCCATCGCCGCCGACTACGATCTGCATGCCGACCATGTGATCCAGGGCCTCAGCATGAACCTCCTGCAAACCCAGTACGGCGAGGCGTATGCCAAGGCCCGGGAGCTGGAGCAGCGCCAGACGCGCCTCGTGGTGCCGGGCGGGGTGACCTGATGTCGATCTCCTGGACCGATTGGGCCCTGCTCGCCGGGGGCCTCGTGATCCTGTTCCTGGCCTGGCTCGTGTCGGCTGAACCGTCCATCAAGCCCGGCCAGGGCTGCGGGTGCATCGTCTGCAAGGGGCGATCCCAGGGATGAGGGGCGTGCAGATCAGCGGGCCCAACGCGATGGGCTTCACGGTCGTGCGGGTCCACTACACGGCCGATCCCGAGCACGATCCCGAGCACCCGCTGCCCGCGCTCGCGCAGGCCGGCGGCCAGTGGGTCGCCGGGATGCGCACCACCATCTCCGACCCGGCCGACTGGGAGCGCGAGATGGAGATCAACTTTCATTCGCCCAAGGGCTCGCGGGTCTTTCCGCAGTTCCGCGAACTCACGCATACCCGGGGGCTGGACTTCACCCGCCGCAAGGTGGTCTATCGCTCCTGGGATTTCGGCTGGCATGCGCCCGTCTGCCTCGTGGCGCAGATCGGCGAGCGCGACCGCCTGCATCTCCTCAAGGAGATCGTGGGCCGGCAACAGACCACCCAGGAGTTCGCCGCCACCGTGGTGCAGCGGTGCGCCGAGTGGCTGCCGCAGCACGCCGCCGGCTTCGAGGACTTCTGCGATCCCGCCGGCCAGCAGGTCAAGAGCATCGCGTCGGAAAAGAGCGAGCGCCGCGACGTGGACGTGCTCGGCTCCTTCGGCATCCACCCCCGCTATGAGTGGGGCTGGTCCCGCAAGGACGGCCGCACGCTGGTCCATCGCCTCCTGCACGAACGCGCCGACCGGACCCCGGGGCTGTATGTGGACCCGGCCGGCTGCCCGCTGCTGCTCCAGGCGTTCCTCGGCCGGTATGTCTACCCCGTCACCGCCGATGGGCGCCGCAAGGACGAGCCGGACGACGAGTCGCATCCCTGGGCGGATCTCATGGCGGCCCTGCGCTATCTCGTCTCGGGCCTGTACGTCAAGCTCGGCCTGATGGGCCTGGGCCTGCGCCCGACCCCGCCGCCCCCCGCGCCCGGGCCGCCCGGCCCGGCCTTTCACGGCTACGGCACCGTGCGGCGGTCCGCATGAGACGCTGCCCCAAGTGTCAGCGGGCCATCGACGCGGCCATCGACGCGCCCGCCCAGGTGGGCCTGTGCGATCCCTGCTACTACGGCACCCGGCTCGACTCGACGGTGCTCGTGCTCCTCGTGGGGATCGGCCTGCTGTTCACCGCCGCGGTCCTGGTGTTCCGGGGATTCCCATGATCGGGGCCAACCGCTGCCGCCCGCCCATCCCCTGGGCTTGCCGCCCCCTCCTGGCGGCAGCGGGTAACCCCACAGGGCCCTGCCATGGCTGACGCGCCCCTGGACGACGACGAGCTGATCCCCGTCGAGGCCCCGGAGCCGCTGCCCACCGAGGCGGCCACGGCCCTGGAACGCGACCTCCTGCCTCGCATCACGGGCCAGGACGAGAGCGACCTGTACCACGCCATTGTCTCAGACTATCGCGCCGCGCTGGATGACCGCCAGGAGTGGGAGGGCCGCCTCGCCATCTGGAACGAGCAGTATCACGGGATCCTGCCCGAGAAGTCCTGGCCCTGGCCGGGGTGCTCGAACTTCCATGTGCCCCTGACGATGGTGGGCGTGGAAACCCTCAAGCCCCGGCTGGTCGAAGCGGTGTGGGGCGACGACGAGCCCATCCTCGTGCGCCCCATCGAGGGCACCGACGAGGACCGGCAGGACCGCACGGAGCGGTTCCTGAACTGGCAGGCCCGCACGGAACTCGGGCTCGACGAGCTCGTGCCGGACGCGGCCCACCGCTTCCTCCTGCCGGGCACGGCCATTGCCAAGGTCTTCTGGCGCATCGAGGACCGCAAGGTCCGCGCCATCCGCGTCTTCCCCATCGGCACCCCGATGGACAAAGTGATCGACGCCGTGGTGGGCCCGCAGATCACGGCCACCGCGCCCGCCGGGGAGGGGGAATGGATCGTCACCACGCCCACCTCGGCCGGGAGCCCCCGCGAGGTCCACCTCCGGCTCACGGTGGACGACACCAATATCCGAGTGCTCGTCACCCGCGTGGACCGGCTGTTCGAGGGCCCCCGCATCGAGCTGATCCCCCCGGAGGACTTTCTCGTCCCGTTCAATGGCGGCGCCGACGTGCAGCGCCTGCCGTTCTGCCAGCATCGCCTCTGGCTGGACGAGCAAGACCTCCGCAAGAAAGTCCGCCTGGGCGTGTTCTACGAGGATGTCGTCACGGAACTGTTCGAGGGCCAGGCCCCCGCCGGGGGCGCCGAGAATCAGCTCGACAGCGTGCGCCACCGGGAGGTGCTGGCCGCGGCCGAAGGCGCCGAGACGTATCCCGCGACCGATGTGCGGGCGATGCAGTACGAGGTGCTGGAGGACTATCGCCGCTGGGACGTGGACGGCGACGGGCTGGACGAGGAGATCGTCGTCTGGATCTGTCCCCAGGCCCCCGGGCGCCTCCTCGGGTGGAACTATTTGGACAACCTCTACGCGCACGGCCGGCGGCCGTTCCGCGTGGGCCGCTTCCTGCCGATCCCAGGCCGCTTCTACGGGCTGAGCTTCGCCGAGGTGGTGCGGGGGATCCAGGAGGAGATCAACGCGATCCACAACCAGCGGGTGGACGCGGGCACGCTGCAGAACTGCCCCTCGGGCTTCTATCGCGGGTCGAGCACCACGGTGCCCACCGCAATGCGCCTCAAGCCCGGCGAGTTCCTGCCGCTCGACAACCCGCAGCAGGACGTGCAGATGGTCCAGTGGTCGGGCTC